GTAATGGGTTCACCTATATCTGTTGATGTTGATGGTGATATGTTAAGCAATGCTTCTGCATCTGCTTATTACAAAGATTTATTAAAATAATGGCTAAAAGTGGCTTAAAAAAATGGTTTTCTGAAAATTGGGTAGATATTGGCTCAAAGAAAAAAGATGGATCTTATGCTAAATGTGGGCGCAGTAAACTAAAAGCAGATCAAAAAAGAAAATATCCTAAATGTGTGCCTTTGGCTAAAGCACGAAGAATGTCAGAATCACAAAGACGAAGTGCAGTAAAAAGAAAAAGAGCAAAAGCTCAAGGAGTGGGTGGTAAACCTACAAATGTAAAAACCTTTGCAAGCAAGGGGATGTTGATAGAAACCTACTATGAGGGTATACTTTAGTTATGAGTAAAAAATTTCCAGACTTAAATAAAGATGGTAAAATCACAAAAGCCGATGTTTTAATTGGTCGTGGTGTTATAGAAGCATCAGAAGGTGACTCCATTGATTTTATTAAAAAAAAATCTCAAAAAAACCCAAGGTTTGAAACCAAAATACTAAGAACAAAAAAAGAGTTGTCTAAAGAAGTGGAAAAAACACAAAAAGCAAAAAAAAAATATGGTGATAAAACAAAACCAAGATATAAACAAGCAAGTGTAACAGGTTCTAAAAAAGACATAGAAAATGTTTTACAACAAAAAGAGTTACGCAGACTTGGTCAAAATATAAAAAAAGGAACAGACGATATAGCTAAATATGTAAAAGATGTTGCTAACCCTAGATTAGAAAGGGATAGAGAAGCATTAAAAAAGGCAGTTGCTGAATATCCAGAAAAAAAGAATCAATATGATCGTATGATGAGGCGATTAGCTAAACAGGATGATTTAGCCATTAGAAAAGTAGGTAGAACAGTTGGAAAAAGTGTCCCTATTTTATCAAAGGCTTTAGGAATAGCTGGTGCTTTTATACCAAGCGAGATTGGATCAGCAGAATTAAAACAAATAGAAAGAAAAAAATATGGTGGCCCTGTGGGCGTGAAAATGGCAAAGGGTGGCTTTAAAAAGAAAACACCAATTTATTAGGATGAATTATGGCCACATCAGGAACAACTACATTTGATCTCGATATTGACGATATCGTTCAAGAAGCTTATGAAAGAACAGGAGCTCGCACAAACAGCGGGTATGATTTAAAATCTGCAAGAAGAAGTTTAAATATTCTTTTCAGCGAATGGGGAAACCGCGGAGTACACTTGTGGAAAGTAGAACTAAAAGAACAATTACTGACAAACGGGACAGCGACTTACACAGCTCCAACGAATGCGAATGATATACTAGAGGCTTATATTAGCACTACAACTGGCACTACTTCCACAACAAATGATGTATCCTTAACAAAAATTAGTAGAAGTGAATATGCAGCTTTACCTAATAAAGGTTCTACAGGACAACCTTCACAATATTATGTTGATAGACAAACAACACCTACAATAACTTTGTATCAAACACCAGATGCATCAACATACACTTACATTAAATATTATTATTTAAAAAGAATTGAAGACGCAGGAGCTTACACAAATCAAGCAGATGTGGTATTTAGATTTATACCATGCATGGTTGCGGGTTTAGCGTATTACTTATCAATGAAATACAATCCACAATTAGTGCAGCAAAATAAATTAATTTATGAGGATGAATTATCAAGAGCTTTAAACGAAGATGGACAAAGAACATCTGTATATATAACCCCACAAACGTATTTCCCACAAGGAGTGTAGTATGAAAAATATGAGATTTAGAAGAATGTCGAATGGTGGATATTTAACACCTCTTGAAGAAATGCAACCACAATTAGCCGCTACTATTAAAAATTATAGACAACGTTTAACTGATGCTGAAAGAAAAACATTTGATAAAAGAGCTGATATACAATATAAAGCGACACTAAATATGCCTAAAGCAGAAAGAAGTGCTTATATTGCTTCTATTAATAAACAGTTTGGAACACCTTCAGATAAGCAATTTGAAAGTTTAAGAAGTGATTTAAAATCTGAAAGATTTAGACCTACCTATAGATTTGCAGTTGCTAAACCTTCTGAATCACCTAAGACAGGGTTTTACAGAGATTATTCTGATGATATAAAAAAAATACAAGATGATATTAGTAAGCTCACGATTACTGAATCCAAGAAGAAAACAGTACCTGTATACAGTTATTATGAGGGACGCTCTCGTGATCAGGGCTTACCTGGAAGTAGACCTGGTGTGGCTAGAACTACAACAAAAATACCAGAGGGTTCTACTTTTTCCCCCGCCTCACAGCAAGGGTTTGTAGGAACTCCTGCTGGATATATTAGTCCAAGTGGAGTGAGGTATACTCAGCAAGGAACAAAAAAAATAACTGAAACAACTACGCGTCCTCAAAGAGCAGGTGATGCTGAATATGATAAGCAAATGAATACAATTGCACGTTTACAAAAAAGACAACGAGCAGCAGCCTTTGCGCCTAACTATACAGCACCATCACTGACAAGTGCCAATGTCTATCAACAATTAGGTATGGCAAAAGATGGTGGACTTAAAGAAGATATTAAAAAAATTAAAAGTAAAAAATTTAGTAAGGGTGGCAAAGCTGCAATTAGAGGAACAAAATTTAAAGGTGTTTTTTAGATGGCTTATGCAAGAGGTAAATACGCAAAAGCAATTTCAGATCGTTCTGGTATGGCTTTTCCATATAATGAAATGGTTAAAGAATGGAATGGATCATTTGTTCATAAATCTGAATTTGAAGCTAAACATCCACAGATAAGAAGAAAACATATTAAAGCTGATGCAATTGCTCTGGCTAATGCAAGACCAAGAACACCAGATAACACGGGTTTATTTTTATTGTATATAACAAATGGTTTATTTACAAATCTTGGTATGCAACCAAATGACTCAGAAGGAATATTAGGCACAGAATTACAAAGTTTTAGTGCAACCACTTCTGTTGGTTCAGTTACAGTGGTGACATCATGACAATTTCTTATTCAGATTTTTTGACTCAAGTTAGAAATTATACTGAGGTTGACTCTAATGTTCTTTCCAATACTTTATTGGATCAATTTATTAGAAACACTGAATTAGATATTGCAGGTAAGGTTGATTATGACGATTTAAGAAAATATGCAACATCAACTACAAACACAAATTCTAGATTTATTTTATTACCAGATGATCTTATATATTTAAGATCCGTGCAAACTATAATATCTGGAAAGAGAAATTTTTTAGAAAAAAGAGATACAAGTTTTATTGCAGAGTTTAATGGCAGTGGTTCTACTGGACAACCAAAATATTATGCTAATTGGAATGAGAGCACAATAATTTTAGCTCCTACACCTGATGTAGATACATATACAATTCAGATAAATTATATTATTGATCCTCCTCATTTTACATCAACTAATGTAACCTATCTTTCAACATACCAAGAATCTTTACTTTTAAATGGTGTTCTTACAGAGGCTTTTCGTTTTTTAAAAGGACCCGCAGACCTATACAAAGTGTATTTTGACAAGTATAATGAAGAAGTACAAGCATTTGCTCTACAACAAATGGGGCAAAGAAGAAGAGGACAATATGAAGATGGGGTACCAAGAATTCAAATTTCTTCTCCTTCAGCTTAATTTAAATTAATTTATATAGGAGATAAATAATGGCCATTACTACATCTGCTATCTGTAATTCATTTAAAAAAGAATTATTAGAAGGCAAACACAATTTTACTCAAACATCAGGCGATGTGTTCAAACTATCACTTTACACAAGTTCAGCTACTTTGGGTAAATCAACTACAAGTTTTACAACTGATAATCAAGTTTCTGCGACCGGACAATACGCAAGTGGAGGCGGTAAATTAGCAGTTGGTTCACAACAAACCTCAGTTGCATCAGATACAGCTATTGTTGACTTTGGAGATAGATCATTTACTGGTGTTACTTTGACTGCAAGAGGAGCTTTGATTTATAATACATCAAACAGTAACACAGCCGTTGCTTGTTTAGATTTTGGTGGAGATAAATCTGCAACATCTGGAACTTTTACTATTCAGTTTCCTGCTTTTACAACATCCGCTGCTATTATTAGAATAACCTAAAGGTAAACCATGTCTGACACTTGGGGTGCACTTACTTGGGGTCAAGGGCAGTGGAGTGCTCAAAATGCTGGAGGTACTGAAGTAACAGGTATTTCAGCTAGTGTTTCATTAGGTTCAACCACTGTTGTATTATCTGACTCATGGGGTTTTCTTACTTGGGGTCAAGGACAGTGGAACGCTCAAGGAAATTCAGGTTCTGTAGTTACAGGTGTTTTAGCCTCAACCTCAGTAGGCTCTGTTACTGTTGAAATAAGAGCAATTCCAAGTGGAATTCAAGCTACCACTTCAGTGGGTGCTGTTGTCCCTTTTTCTGCAGTAGATGTATTTCCTACTGGAATCTCACTACAGTCAAACGTAGGACAAGTTGATATTGTATCTACAGCAAACTTAAGTTTAACTGGCATATCTATGACATCATCAGTGGGTGTCGCAGATGGTTCTTTCTTAGAAGGATGGGGTCGTTTTACTTGGGGATCTTTTGATTGGGGGGAATCAATAAATGCAGAAATAGATGTTATTGGTAATTCTTTATCGACTGCAGCTGGTCAAATTTCATTTAGTGCAGATGCTAATTTACCTGTAGTGGGTCAATCACTTACATCCTCTGTCGGTGTGGCAAGTCCTGTAATTGATGTAAGTTTTGCTGTAACAGGAGTATCGTCCACACTTTCTGTTGGTAATGCTGCACCTATATCTCCTTATGAACCACAAAGTGCATCAGCCACCACCTCTGTAGGAAGTGTAACACTTCAAGGTTCTGGAAATGTTAGTCTCACAGGTGTCTCTTCTGCGATCAGTATTGGTACAGTAGAACAAATTACTCTTTATAATGTTACTGGTGTTTCGCTAACAACATCTATAGGCACAGTAGATCCTGTAGCAGTATATCCTGTAACTGGCATATCGTTATCTTCAGGAACAACACGACCAGGTATAAAAATTGATGTCTCTTTTAGTGTAAACGGAATATCTGCTACAACTAATGTCGGTAACAGTTTTGCTTTTGTATGGAGTGAGATAGATCCAAATGTAACTAATGAGTG